TCGATTCCGCAGACATCACATTGCCTTTTCATTTTCGTAAAGAATCTCTAAAATCCTTTTTCCTGTTTGTCTCTTATCGCAAAATTGTATGTCAATGTCATACTTCGACCTCCACGCCCTGAGCACTCTGTAGACCTTCTCGCCTACGATAGTGGTGTGTGGACTACTCCAGAGCATTATTTCCTCGATGCCCTCAACGTGGATCCATTTGTCTCTGTCCATGTAACGGTTCTGTTCCACAAGGATTATTAGCCTCGCCCCGACCGCCTTTGCCCGTTCCAGTTCACGCTTGAAGCGTTCGTGGTCACGGGTACAGTTGGCAGCCAATTCCTGTATGGACTGTTTGCGGTCGATTATAAGGAAGGGATTCCCATAATCTTGGTAATCGCCGATGAACAGCTTCGTTACCGAGTACGGAACACCCTCCCTCTCGAACTCCTTCAGGATGGTCTTGATGGCCTTTGGTTTTTCTCTTGAATCTACTAACAGCATTTATCACTTACTCCCAACTGGCTTATCTTCAAAAGGCCAGTAATGCACTTGCACAACGTGGTCGGTTGCGTCCGGATCGGTCGTCTTGTCAAGGCACTCGATGTGGTCCGGAGTTACCCACTCGGTACGGTGTGAGCCCGTTTCCATTACAGGGCGACAGAACTCACACACTTCACCATCGGGACAAAGCCTATAACAGACGTTGGTGCAACCTTTACAATTCCAACTCGATAGCCTACCCATTAGAACGGAATATCCTCCTCCTGTTTGTTCCAGTTGTCGCCCGAATCATTCTTGCGTTCGCTCGATTTTTCTTTAGATCCGCAGAAGTCGAAACCATCCACGAAGATGGAATACGATTTGCGCTTCACTCCGTCTTTGCCCTCGTATGAGTTAATATGTCCCTCGCCCCATACGATTATTTCTTTGCCCTTGCTGAAGAACTTGTTTATTACTTCGGCTCGCTGGCCGAACGCTACGCAGTCGAAGAAATCTGACTCGTCTCCGAAGCGTCTGTCTGTTGCAACTGTAAAGTTCACCCTGTCGGAGCTGTCACTGTTCTTTCTCGGCGTCAGTTCCGGATCGCGCACGAGGCGCCCGTGGATTGTGTGGTTATTCATTCGTTATCTCCTTTATTTCAGTATTATCAATCGCAAACTGTAGGAGTCTGCGGCTAGTTTCGAATACAGATAGGCCTGTTTCGCTTGATATGGTTTTAATTTGGTCGTACTGGTCTTTAGCGATTCGAATATGTGTTACTTGTGTGCATATATTCTTTTCAGCCTTTGCGAAAACTAATTTGTCCATCATTCCACCTCGTACACACTTGGCTCCGTCAGCACCTTGACCGACTTGCAATACTCACAATGCCCGCATCCCTCCGGCTCAATCTCACCCGTCTTGATCAGGTCGAATCTGTCAATCTTTGCCTCGACCACGCTCAATGCTGTATCGAGTACGGACTGTGGGATCTGTATCACGGCAACGTCCGGGACTTTCTCTTTTGTTGCTGCAACGATGTAGAACGGCAGCGGCTTGTCTCGCCCGGAGCTTATCTGCTCCACTTTCTGATAGACTGCACCCTGAATGTCATAGCCCCAGTATTCAATCCAGTTCAGCTTTCCGAAACCTTCCTTATAAAGTGGTTCGAAATCCTTCACGGTCTTGAAGTCGACTATTCGCTCACCGTTGCAAACGTCCATTTTTATCTTCCAGTCTACTCCGAAGAGCTTGCCGGTGCGGACTACTTGCTTTTCACCCTCGAGGTAGTCCATCATCAATGGCTGGCACTCGACTGCGTTTATCATCTTATTTGCGTTCTCAAACTTTGCGTAAAGCTCTCCGCTCTTCTTGAACATTTCGTTTTCGTGATTGCCCACGAACTCGTCAAGCTCCCCGCTGAAGTACGCATCCACGTAGCTCCCGATCAGAAGCGCATCGGTCAGCTCTCGATGGTAACGTCCCTGAGCTGAAGCCAGCCCGCGAGCCTCGCAAGCTGAGAACTCTTTGAACTGGCTTACGCTCCAATACGTCTTATTTGCCTCTGTGGTGTAATAGTTTCCATTAGTCAAAGTCATCTATCATATCCTCCTCGAACAGATCCTCGTCATCGAACAGATCCCACTCGCAGGGCTCACGATACTCTCTATAATCATCCCACTCCGAGCTGACGAGCATACGGTTCTCCATGTGGGTCACTTCATACTGCGACATCATATCCCGCCTCCTCATTCAGTTTATCTGCGATCTTCTGCGCTTCGTCTTTGTATTCGTATCTGCCCTTGAATATGGTGTCACCGGATGGCAGCACTCTGTAAACGGAATAGAATACTTTCTCGCCGATTCGCTCTGTCTCTCTAACCTTCCACATCGCCGGCCTCCTTATGCTTCATAGAGCAGTCCCAACAAAGGCACTTCTTATACTTCGCCTTGCTCCTCGTCACGATCTTGTTCACGGAGAAGTCGCCGTGTGGTGTTATTTCCTGCCCGCACTCGTCACAGAACGCCTTCTGTATCTTTGGTGCGTATGGTCTGACTCGGAGTGCATCCTTTACGCCACCGAACGCATTGACCTTCTCTGTGTTGATGGCTATCTGCTTGCCTTCCCAGTCCTCTATCTTGGTGGACCCGAGTGCCTTCGATATGGCTTCCGGGTTTACCTTGTTCAGAATCATCGGCTTATAGTTCTCTTTGAAGTAGAGGACGGTTTTCGTTTCCTTGCCACGTTCGTTCTGGACTTCATTTCGCTCTGCGTGGTCGATGGTCAGAATCAGATCTCCGTCATCTGGAACGTCCCACGCTCCGAGATAGTTTTTATCGAGATATTTGCGATAGTCGCCTGTTATTCTTTCGCTCATTCTTCCACCCCCACCATTCTTACTTCAATCGGCTTCGGATCATCCCAAAGCTGTATGGAATTGCCTGCTTCGTCTTTGCCCCAGTGGTAGCCCTGAAACGTGCCGTATTCCACTGCCATTGATGCAAAGTTCATCGCATCGTCATAGTTCGGGAAGTCAAATTTCTGTCCGTCCGGCGAACCTTCCAATCTTACTCTGTATGCCATTTATGCTACCTCCTTGAATAATGGTGCAATCGCGAATAGTTTCTCGTTGTCTGCCACTATGTGGTCGATTGCTATCTTACCGAGTGGACCGGACACAACGTAGTCGCAGACCACTTCCATAATCTCGCTGAGTGGTGATGCCGTAACGTTGAATGTAACGGTGCATCCTCTGAGATCTCCAATGCGGATGAACTCTTCATCTGTTCTGTAAGCCCTTACATACTTGATGAAGTCGAATCCGTACTTTGCCTTGAGCATATTGGCGAGAGCAATTTCGACATACGCTTTCCTCTGGTTATAATCTTGTATTCTGTCCATGTTGCCTCCTATCCGACACTGACTGCCTCGAAGTCGTTCGGATCGTATTCGCGTACTCTGTACGGATCCTCTTCCTTAACGAACTTCCACCAATAATTGTTTCGGGCCTTTGCCTCTGATACGGCCCATGTCTGACCGACATATTCGCCATCAAGCAGAATGTAAAAATGTCTCTTATTCTGTCTCGTGTTTGGCCTCCGGCTTTCTGCCCACCATCATTAGTCCAATACCCAGTGCAGCTACCGCTACAGGAACCACAGTGGATCCGCCTACAAAAGCTCCTGACATCAGAAGCAGAATGATACCTAATCCATAAAGCATAATTTCACGTCTCCTTCCTTAATCAGCTGATAGAGCCTTTCACAAGCTGGTGCAGTCTTGAGTGTGCGTCCAAGTTCGGTGTGTTCACATCCTCCCCACTTGACACGCTTGTCCACCTCTCCGTCTTCTCTCAGTGCTGGTCTGAAGTACGGGCACTGACAGCAAACAAAAGAAACACCCTCCACTGCAGATGCCTCTGCGATGGTCTCGGGTGTGTCTTCGTTGACAGTATAGGTAATGTGCGCGTAAAATGGGATGTGCTCCGAAAATGCGACCTTAGGATTGCGGTCACGAAGCTCATGGACTTTCTCATTCAGTCTTGCGTCAAAGAGTGATGCTGTATCCTCCTGGATTGTAGCGAACTGCTGATACACTGAATGTTTCATTAAAAAAGTCACCTCCTATAGTGATGAGGTGACTATACTTCAAGATATGGTATGAATTTGGGACTAAAATCGACTCCCCTACTATTTCTTCCGAAACGTTGAAAAATGCACGTTTTGGGTCAAAATGTCGTGAATTATGATTTTAGGAATAGTTGTGGATTTATTTTTTAGAGGCCTCTCGGCCTCCGTCACCTCATATACAAAGTATAATGTCACCTCTTTTACTTGTCAACGTCTTTCTGCGAGCTTAATAAATGTTATATAATTGTTGCGGAGGTGATAAGAATGGCATTATTTAAATTTGGTAAGAAAAAAGAACCTGCTCCTGCTCCGGAGCCAATACCGCTGGATTATAAGACCCCGAAGAAAGATATTAAATTCGCCCTGACATTTACTCAGGCAAAGTCTTTCAAGGGCTTCCGCAGAGTCCGTGTCTCTATGGGCACATCTGACGTTGTGTGGAATAACATCGAGTATTTCCGTGACAATGGATATGACTTCACGAACAGTGCCGTGCAGGTCCTTGTGCTCAACAGCGATATGGATCCGGGTGTGCAGCTGAAGGTGCTTGTCGATGGAAGGTTTCTCGGGTACATTTACTGGAGCAACAAGAACGCAGAAGTATTCGATGCGGTAACGAGCAAGAAGGCAGACAAGGTATATATAAAGATAGAAGACACTGTAATTGATGGGAAGTATTACGGAACAGAGACCTTCCTTATGGTCCACTGGCCTAATATGGGACCGAAGATAAATGTGACTGTGGAGTAGTCTCCCCTATTCCCCAAAAACGCAAAGAAGCCCGGAGGAACATCCCCCGGGTTTTGCTTTGCGTGTATATGATAAGAAAGGAGGTGAAAAAGCCCCGTCCCTAAACGGGCTATGCCTCTATGATGACGAGCATTGGTGCGAAAGTGTAATAGCTTCCCGTCCTGCCCCTTGCGTAAACGGATAGTTTCTGATTTGCCGTCAGCGACACATTTGACAAGTGGTTGCTCTGACAGTTGTTCGTCCAAGTCGTGTTTTCTGTGCCGTAGCCTGAACCGTCAACATAAAGCCTTGTGCCCCAAGTGTATGATGTTGATGTATTCGACCTGCCGCCTGACCAATAGATGTCGTATGTTCCCGTCTTTGAAACGGTCAAATCGCCGAGCACCTTTGTGAGCGAAGAAGCGTTAGTTCTGCTTGTGCTTTGTAATACCTGGACGTTCTTACTGCTCCCACTGCTCACGTTCACATTGACCGCAGCGTACTGAGACACATCGATGTTATTTCCGTTTGAAGTGATCGGCAATGTGCCTTCAGGCCGTACATATGTCTTTGTCTGACTGTTGCTGTCGGTAGCCTTGAATCCTGCTACATTCGTAAATTCGGTTCCGAAGATCTTTAATGTGTCAGCCATTATTCAACCTCATGCTCAAAGCATTCGCTCTTGATAAAATCGCCATCAGTTGTAAGCATTACAGCAGAATGTTTTTCTATGGAGCTTACTGCCGCATATGCAAGGATCGTATGGTACTTATTCTCAGCCTCATTCCTTGTGTTATAGGAATTAACGAGCACTGCTGTGTTCTGGATCTCAAGTACGATATACATAACTATTCTCCTTCGTGAATGAATTTCTCATGAAACATATAGTTTCCTTCTTCTGATACAAGGATTGCTGAATGCTCAGGCACCTGGCTAATAGCTGCAGCAGCAAGCACCTGATGATACTTGCTATGTGCTTCGTCCTTGTTAGTATGAAGCGTAGTTATTGGAGTCGCTGTCGCTCCGTTTTTCTGTATCTCTATAACTGCAAACATAGTGTTCTCCTTAATAGACATATATCATCTCATATGTGTCCTGGCCGCCCGTAAACCTTGTGGAGTTTAGTGCATCAACTCTAAATAAGCCCTCCGCCCCATCATAAGTCCAGCTTGCGCTGGTAGTGCTGTGTCTTATACGCCCATTAGATCCAAGCACTGTGCATTCCGTTGTAGTGCCATCAAACACAACATCTATTATGTATTCATAGGTGGAGGATGGGTTAACGGATGTGACATATTTTATTGCAAACGCTTTCGGTTCGTGCTCTATGTAACATGAAATTCCATAATAGCTGGAACCCACCGACACCCTTTCAATATTCGTACCACCCACAGTCACGGTAACATTTGAGTATCCTGTCGCACCATCAGCCGATGCACTGTATGTTCCGCTCTCCGTTATCGTCTTGTTAATAAGAGTCGGCACACCATTCGTAGACGAGAGCACAATATATCCGTCTTGGTCTTGTGTTATGTATCCACCACTTGTATTGCTCCCCTGTACCTTCTGACCTGTTTTCAGATAAAAATATTTGCCCTGTGCCACATCAGAGGCAACGGCGGTCGCATCGGAGATGTCGATTATGGTTGTTCCGTCAGCCTTTTGTACCTTGTTTACATAAGGATTGCTTGCCATAAGCTACGCCCTCCTTTTATGCGTTAGGGTCAACAGTACCTATCGTTACGGTTTTCCCTCCAGCGGCATTGTCGGACTCTGTTATAGCAATGGCTCCGATGCTTACTTGACTGATATAATCCTTCCCTATTGAGGACGGAAGTATCGTCTGTGCAGTAAGGTATGGCGTTGCTGTAACTGCGCCAGAAGTAATGTCTGATGACGGAGACACCTCGCCTGTCACGCCGAGGATGGTGACCCCGTTCAAAATGTTACTTGGAATTATCTTTGCCTGTTCAACCGAACTGATGCTGACACTTCCGAGTCCACTATGATATCCCGATGGAATGGTATAAACACCAGCCTTTGTTGAGATAGTGCCGCTGACAGCACCATTGTTCGGCATTGAGCCCGTTATCTTGTTCTTGTTAACATACGCTGTCTTGGTCGCAAGGATTTCCGAAGCGGTTGCGTTTGCGTCTGTAGTGTTGGAATCGTAGTCGCAAGTACCTGTCGTTCTTTCGCCTGTTTTCAGATGGAAGTATTTGCCAACGAGGACATCTTCCCTTTCTGCGGTATCTGTTGAGATGTCGATTAAGACGGTACCATCTGCAAGACCTACCTGATTTACATACTGATTGTTAGCCATTTGTTTTCCTTTCTTAACCGATCAAAACGGTTAGTCCACCCTCTGGGTTGCTTGTTCTTGTTACTGGTATTTCATGCACAGTCACATCATCGGACATTAATTTCCTATCCGTATCGAGTGATTGTGCATATACTCTCGGAATGACCTCATAAGGGCCATCGTAGGACTCTACTCCTACCACAGTCGGAATTGTGAGTGAGCCTGTTATAGTGTGCCCTCTTGCCAACTCGCCCGATATAACGTGATCGGGAGTAAGAGTGGCAAATAACTGTCCATAAACGTGCATTACTCTACCTCACCTGTAATCGTGAATTTTGAGCTGATAAACGTGTCCACGCATCCGTCAGCGTGTGTTATCTGTAAATCGTAATTGTACGTTTTGTAAGGGATTTTCGTTTCCTCCGACGTGATGGTGAATGTCAGGGTGTCATAAGGAATGGTTTTCTCAATCATTAGCTCGTATCCTGCATCGGTCACATATCCTTTTGATACCGCGAACCGAATCACATCCGTTTCATCTGGCGTATAACTTTCGCCATCTTTCTGCAGCGCCACCGTCAGAGTCAACGTGTCCCCTCTTGTCAGTACAATGTTGTTGTTATCATCTATTATGAGCATCGTTGCCCTCCTACTCGCTTTTGAACCAGTCCGGCTCCAGTTTGCGTTCGTCACACCAAGTCTTGAAGATGCTTGTCATGTACCAATTGCCTCCAAGTCCTTCCGGTGGTTTTACAAAGTACCTCTGCCCAAGTGTCAGGATCTCGGTCTGCTCGTCCGGCTTCAGCAGGATAAGCAGCAGAAGCTGGGTCCTGAGTCCGTCCTTCTCAAGTTTCTTGAGTGACTTCTTGATGCCCTGCTTATCGTCACTTCTTGTGATGAGGAACTGCAGAAACGCAAGGACACCACCCGAAGTCATAGCTGATATGACCGCAACTAATATTGTCTCTCGCATAACTACTCACCTCACTTTGCTCTGTAAACTACTACGCTCTGCTTACCTGACTTACTGAGCCTCGATTTGAGCGTGTTTGTGACTTTTGGATACCATCCATTAAGTGATGCCTCGAGGACCTTGCCATCGTAAGCCATAGCCCAATGTGGGTTTCCGTTCTTCCAGTTGATCGAGATGATGTCACCGTCCTTGATGGTCTTATATGCGACCTTCACTCTCTTGAATTTATCCGACTTGTCGAAGTAGCTTCTGCCCAAGCCTCTCGGCGCGTTCTTGTCCACTCCTGCTGCCCTGATGCAAGTCGCAACGAAGACATCACAGCTTGCACCGACCTTTGCAGACTTATGCCATTTGCGTGTCTTGCCGAAGTATTTGTCCAGAGCCTCTTTGTAAGCAGGTTTCGGTTCTCCACTCGGGTATTTTGCCTTACTAGTGTTGCTATGGTATGCAAACTTCCATCCGCAGTCAGCTATCTTCTGCCTGTTGCTCTTCGGCTTCTTGTAGAGCGTTCCGTTCAGCTTTCCGGACCATACTCGGCTGACATCGTTTCGCATATTGCCTTCGTAACTAATCCAGCCGTTCCTCTGCTCGGATGTCGAGTAGCTGTCCTTCACATAGACATAGTGCTTACCGTCTTTTACCTTGTAGCCTGTCGAGCAGACGAAGTGTGCGGAACTTGTCCAGTGAACACCCTTGCTCCCGCCTTTTCTGCTGCCCATAAGGTAAATGGCTACCCTGTCACCCTTCTTGAGCTCCTTCCAGAGCGAGTCCATCGCCTGATGTTCTTTCACTTCGGTCAGTCCGTAGTGCTCCATCATCTTCGGGATCCCGCTGAAGTAGGTGCCGTTACCGTGTGGCTCTGCATATTGCTTGCAGTAAGGCTGAATGGTCTTCGGTGTTTCCTTTGCGTACTTCTGCATTTCGATGATGCAGTTACAGACAGCTACCTCACCGCATCCACAGTCTCTAATAAAATAGGGCGATTTCGGATAACCGAGTTTCGCCCATCTTGTGTCATACTGTTTGTAATTGGTCTTATTCATCCTCGTCACCGTCCTCGATGTAGTCGCTGATGACAATGTCGAGTCCGTCCTCGCCCGCTTTAAGTGCTCTCGTCAGCCCTGTGCCCTCTGCAGCCTCCGGAGTGTAGTCATTGTTGAACCAGGTCGCGCACGCAACGATGATGAAGTTGAGGACAACAGATATTATCCTGTACGCCATATCGACCGTTGCATTATGGAACTGTGCGAAGTCCGTAGCCATCAGAGCCGTATTGAGGCAAGTTGCTACCACAAGCACCGTCCTGATCTTTGTGCCACTATTCATTTGGCTCCTCCTCATGGAAGTACGATTCGTGCTTCAGTGTGGTGCCGTTTTCAGCCATCAGCACTGCGCTGTGCTTTGGCACTGCTGACTTTGCCGCTACCGACAGGATTGCGTGATACTTTGCTTCCGCATCTGCAAGGTTGTCAAATGCGAACGGAAGAATTGAACCTGTTGAACCGATTTGAATTTCTAATACAAAGTACATAATTGACCTCCGTTAATTAGTAGTAATAGTAAAGTTGATATGACCCCGAAAAATAACCATTGTTCGACAGTGGACACCTAATCCTAAATTCGTTGCGATAAATGTCTGTTATGGCTGACCCAACGATGTAATATGCGTTTGATGAATAGTTGGACGTCTGTGTATACGCACAAAATGCCGAGGCATCTGTCTCCTTATAACCGCATACAGTCTTAGAAGTCACTCCATCAGTGCTTGAGTTTGTTTGCGGTACAAACCAATAGTTAGTAGGTATCACATTACTCTTTTCGAGAATAAAAGTAATCGTATTTGCAGAACTTGATGTTATTGTTGCCGTTGCTGTCTTTAGTTCAGTCCCCCCACCACCTGCGAGGGTCGAATTGATTATCATGAGAACCTCCTAACTTACTACCAGCACATTCACGTTGATCGCTGTTGATGGTGTAGTAGTACAAGTGAATGTCAGCGAGTTGCTTGCCTGTGCAGTACATAAGATACCAGCAGACACATAATCATCTGTCGAAGTCGGTGCTGGCGATACTACTACGTTGTTGCTTGCCGTTACACCTGTAGCTGTTACGGTTTGTGTACTGTTTGCCCAATCAGCAACAGCAAGTGTCACCGCGATGCCCGATACGCTCGGTATGGTCGGCTTGTTCTGAATGTATGCGTCACTCGATGATGATGTCTCATTCCAGTTAGCCTGTACGTTCACCTCTGCGCCAGATGCTATGCCGTCCAACTTGTCCTTCTCCGTGGTAGTATAATTGTTATCAGTGTGGACATACCTTGAGTCTACTGCGAAGTCGCTGTCGTTCGTGAGGTCGCTCGTCTTTGTCGGCACTATAACTTTTGCGGTATCACCATCAAGAACGCTAACGCCATTCTGCCATACATCCGCTACCGATCCAGAACCATTGCGCCCATTCGTCACCGTGAATGTCGTTGTCGTGCCATCGGTATAGGTGATAGTGTACGTATCCACCAAACCTGCCGTTGAGGTCTTTCTGATATTCGATATGCCGTTGCCTGTCTCTCCAGTAGCACCCGTATCGCCCTTTGCACCTCTCGGCAGACCGAAGCTGAATACTCCCGTCTCTGGGCTATATGATGCCGTTGCACTTGCTCCTGTTGGCAAAGTAGTCGCTATCGCAGAGCAGTCGAGCAGTATTTCAGCCGCCGTCTCTGCCCTTTCGACCAGCTCACGCATTTCTGGAAGAATCGTCTCTGGTGAACCGTCAACTATCTCTGGTGGATGCGGACTTTTCTCAACGTGGAGCATAACGTTCTGTGAGCCGATGACATCCGTACCGTCAATGATGCTGACCTCTGATGCGATGAAACCGTCCTCGCTGGACATATCGTAGTCCGTGACGAAAGTGACATCGTGTCCGTCAACCGTTCCTGTTACGGAATAACCAAATCCACTCGGCTTGGTGCCTTGCATTTTGACCGTCAGCCCTGTTAGGTCGTACCAGTCATTACCGTCCTTCATATGGACGATGATTGGTCTGCCCACATCGTACTGGCTTATCTCTATGACAGGCATCCGTACTTGTGCTGGAGTAATATCTAATGTCTTAATCTGTGCCATCTTTCTTTTCCTCGTTTGGTATCGAATCTATAACAACGGCAAGTTCTTTGATACAGTCAGCCATGAGAAGCGTACTGTTACCGTGCGTCTCAATGTTCTGCATCGTGTTGAATATTGCGATTAGTTTTTCTCTCATCATGATTAGTACCCCTGTGTGGTCGCTACATATAGGATATAAAACGTATAGTTTAATGTCGCATCAGTTGAACTGGTATTCCTCATTCTGTATGCAACTGCATTGCCGTTTATGTGACATTTCGTCATAATGCAATATGTTGATGCAGTTCCTTCAAAGTACCATCCAATCACGCCTATAGGCGTGTACCCCGTTGGCGGAGATATCGGAGCACTTTTGTTTTCGTAAGAAGAACCCGCAACTGTGTGTGTACCCGATATTGTTCCGATAGTGAGGAGTTTGTAACTACCGACGTAGTAAGTATCCGACATGACCGTGTCTGTCTTAACGCCATAATCAACAATCAGCGGAGTATATTGTTTCCCTGCGATATGCGCCTTGTACCCATCGTCGTAAATATTGAGCACCGTTCGCACTTGCCCGTTCGATGTGATTTGGTATGTTACTCCAGTACTCCCAATCGAGAACACGCTACCCGATGAGTCGTAGAAGTTTGCTCCACCGCTACCGAAAGAGGCTACTGTATCACCGCCTTGTAAGAACGATATACCGCTATTCGTCCAGCTTGATACCGTATTGCCATTTACCTGTTGGAGTATGCCCGATGCGGTTATCCGCACGGCACTTCCTGTTGCATAACTCTTGTCCTGTGTAGTCACATATGCACCACTTGAGTCATACCAGAAGTGGTTGTTGTTCGATTTAAACGCTATGTCCGTCTCAACACTTAACTGCGTGTCCTGTGAATAACGAGGCTCGCCGTAGGTTACGTTCCCCTCATCGTCCTCTATCACAGAGCGTGTCCAGTAGTATTTACCACTCACATATGTCGGTGGTGTGTTTGACCAGTCACCGTACTGCACGAATGTTGAAGAAGAATCTGACAGACAATACTGCACCGATACATCATCGACAGAGGACACATCCTCAAGAGCCTCGTCTACCGTTTCTTGTACTGTTTCGGCAATATTAGTCACCATTGAGATAGCTTGATTAGCCTTCTTATCGTCTGTCGGTGGTGCTGTCAAGTTTCCTGTCAGCCAAGCAGAACCACCGCCTATCCTTGCCTGTACCGTATCGCCTACTTCACAAGCGATAGTCATCTGTACTGGTGTCTCACGGTCTGAGCCTTCCAGTTTTACCCACGCTATCTTGCCCTCGATTCTTTTGACCTCACCCCGTCTGTCATACGGCTCAGTTTTGTTTTGGTTGACCGCATTCAGTGCGTCCATTATCTCTTTTATCAGCTTGCTCACGCAGTTACCTCCTCCGCTGTTGTACCACAGTGGTCGAGGCTTATCTTCTGCGATGTCACAGTATAAACGCCCTCGATTCCCGATGCAGGATACCGCAGCTCGACCCTGTCCGTTACGTTAAGGTTCGGCTCGAATGTCCTGTCATAGGATATGTCCACCACGTACTTCTGTAATTCTTTCAGCTTGCGCTTTGCATAAAGCATCAGCGTCTCACCGTCTGTTGTTGCACAGCCTGTCTCCTGTGCCCATACCTCACGGCCTCTTGTCTCTATCGACTCATCGTCATAGGCTATCGCAGCAAGTGACTCAGAGACCGCCCTGAATACGTTAGGACAGTCAAAGGCATCGTTCTTCCGGTTCACTTTCGGCTTGATAAGTCCGTATGATCCGGCAGACAGAACGATGGTCGGCTCGCTTGCCTGTGGCTCGATGTGGATAGTGCCATCACCCTCGATGACCATTCTCCACCCGATAGCGTCAAGCAGTTTGTATATCATCGTTAGGTTTGATTCGTCCTGCTCTGCGATGTAGTGCTCTGCAAGACGAGGTGAACCGCTCTCGATGATGACAGGTGCAGGACAGACAGATAACAGACTGTCAATTATCTCGGTGCAGATAAAGCCCTTCTCCGCATACCACCCAATAGGCAGCATGGTGTCCTGTGCCGGCTTCAGTACGGAGTAGCACTGTATCTTCATACTGTGTATCGCACCGTTTATCTCCTCTTCAGGTGTTGAGGTCAGTCCGGTGAACAGCGGTATATGCTCGCTGTCACCGTTCTGCTCTGCGTCAAGGTAGATGCGGATCCATTTGTCCATGCCGTATGGATACTCGATGGCTGTCAGGTCAGCTGACTCTTTCAGCCCCGAGTCAGTACGGTTTATGCTGCCATCAGTTATCCCGAACTGCTCACCGTCTTTCCATGTAACAGGATCTACGAGACACGCATGATACCCTGCTCTAAATCCGTTGTTCCAGTTCATTGCGTCACCCAATCTGCGTAGTCTATGCCTTCCGGCTCGCCATCAGTCCTTGTTATCTTGAACTGGAAGTCAGCCATCTTACCTGCGTTGTCGTGGCTCCACGATTCAGATACCTGAATATCTGCCGGGAAGCTCGACCCGTCCGGTGTCCTTACGTGGCATCTGCCCTCATACTCTGACAGTCTGCGCAGAGCCGAGATCGTGCCCTCTTCATACATCGGCACGGATACTGTGTTTGCGCTTCCGCTCCGGCTTACTCCTGCGTTCCAGTAGCCCTTTATTGAGCCATCAAGGAACCGCTCTGAAACGAAGCCCTTCTCCCACTGATGCGTTACATCAAGGTTGTACGGCAGGACCAGAGTCTCACCGCCGAAATTGACTATCAAACCAACCGGATCAAGTATGTCATCATAGTTGTCATAGAACGCTAAAGTATTCTCTGCCGTTGTATAGTCACCGTCTGCCGTTCTGAATACGAAACGATAACCACCGTTCTCTCCCATAGCCGGATACGGATCTACATACCTTGAACCGAAGACCGCGCCTCTGTAAACGAGTGAAGGCTTGTCAGCTGACAGCCTGTATATGTCACAGACATCTGTCTGCAGTGTGCCTGTCGGTGCGATAGGCTTGAGTGTTGCCGAATAGCTGTCTGTATCGATGATGACCTCGCCTTCCGGCTCAAGTGCCTGTCTTGCCCACAGCACCTCGAAGTCCTCTGAAGCACTTGCCATCTGCCCGATGTTGTCTGTCACTATCGCGGTCAGCGTATAAGGTCCACCGTCATCAAGTGAGCCGATAAGGTCATCGTAGCCGATGGAGATCTCCGCTTCGCCTGTCTGCGTGTAGCTGACTATCGTCTCGCCGAGATATCCGTCCAGCTCGCTTTCGTCCGGTCTCTCAAGGTGGTATGCTGCAGACCTTGTGATAACGAGTGATGTAGTACCGCCCGTTCCTGCTCCGGTTACCGTTGCGGTCAGCGGAAGGACCGTAAGTGCGTGTATCACTACCTCGTCACCGTCATCGTCAATTACCGTGACATCCTGAAGCGAATTGACCATGCTGCAGGATAACGGCTCCGCTATTGTGAGGTTGATCAGCGGTGACTTGCCACTGCTCTGCCCCGATGCGGATATGACCTCAACACACAGCTGATAAGCGCCAGCCGTATCAAACTTGAGGTCGATGTATTCCTGCGTCTGTGTGGTTGCTATAAGCGTGTAGGTGCCTTCTGCAAAGCTATATATCCGCGCCTCGTCCTGTGGTGTGCCATCGGTCGAAGCGTACTCCCAAGAAGCCGTAATGTTACGGCCTATCGGTGCCACGCCCTGTGACAGCGCAAGTGTCGGTATGCTCGGTGCGCTCGACAGGTTTATCGATGCTGTTGCCGAGAATGGACTGTATGCCTTTACGTTTGAATCCTCAACAAAAGCACGTACCCTTACATACCACGTCTTGCCTGTTTCAAGCCCGGCTATACGCCAGCTTGTAAGATAAGGGTTATCTATGCTGAATGTCTCCGGCTGATCAGTTGACTCCCAAGCGAATTGGTTTTCTGACCATGACAGCTCGATGTCTGTCGCATCAGGCCAGTTGTTCTGCCAGGAGACTCTTACATCGTCCTCGCTCTTGGACAGTGTCACGTTGCTCGGAGCCTGTGCTACCGTACCGCTCTGCATGATGAGGTCTGACTCCATATAGGCATCGATGTCATATATGGTCACGCCGTCATCAGTGTGCGATGATACGGTCTTCGGCAGTACGGCCTTTGCACCGAACGTTACAGTATCGCCTTCGCTCCAGGCAGGGCACTTGACCGTTACCGTAGTGGAACTCTGTACAAGCCCTACTATGGTTTCAGCTCCGTCTTTGTTGTAGATGATGGCCACCTTTGTGCCACTTACCACGAAGCCGTGCGAGATAGTTATCTGTGCGGTCTGTGCAGTCTGTGACGTCGTGCCTACCGTTATGGTCGGTGCGGACAGCTTGCCCGTTATCTGCAGGATAGCTGCACCGTATGTCGTGACACCATCATGCTGGGTGTTGACCCTTGTATATAAGCACTGATCATCACCGACAACAGCATCGATGTTCACAACGGCAGACTCGCCTTCACCTGTATCGTAGACCGTACGCCCGTCCGTCCACGATAGCCCTGCAGGGCAGGACATATCAGAATTAGGTGAAGTGATGACCCACTGGATAGTGGTATCGTCTATAGGCATCGACTTGTCCATAGCCGTGTCCCAATTCACCTTGATGGCATAACCGCCCGAAGTCTCGTTTACCGTGCTGTCGGTCTGTACCGCCTGTGCTGACTGTCCGTATACGTGTTTGTTATACGCTTCGGTATCACCTGCGCATCCCTGCGCTACGATCTTGACCATCCTTGTCCAGTTGCCATCTGCTATCTTGCTCGATGACTCTGTGAACTCGACATAGCCTGTTGCCTGGAAGCCACCGAGAGACGAACTGTAACCGCTCTTGCTGATGCTCGCACCTTCGTGCGTGGTCTGCGTGGTTATCAGCGTCCACGCCGTGTTATTCTTTGGGTCATCGTTGTAGTCCTTCTTTAGTGCCGTATAAACCGACACACGGCGAAATGGCTTGTTCGATGAGTCTGAAGTGCTTACCGTCCAGCTGAACTTCGTCTTGTTAGATGTGGTTTCCGTTGTTATGGACGGTTTTGACGGTACTTTAAGTTCATACTCCCCATAAGCCCAATCAGACCAGCCGAGGTTTTCCTTGCCGGACTTCGCCTTGTTACCTTTGACTCTGAACTTGAACTTAGTCAGCTTCTTGCCATGTGGCCAGTAGTCGGCAAGCGTGATGCTGATGCTTTTTTCTTTCGTTTCTTTGCCTATGGCAGAACTGTCTGCGCCTGGCTTCTTCTTGTACTCGCTCATAGTGCTGAGCCTGTACTGCCATTGCTGACCATCGCCATAGCCGCCACTTGGCTGAGTCCATTTAGTTGTGAACTTATTCCCGTTGCGAGATACCTTTAACCCTGTTGGCGGTTTAGATTCTTTTGTTGCCATTTATATCGTCCTCAACTCAAGTTTCATCTGTCTGACTATCACATCGGCTGTTTCCATCGGATCTGACGCTCCGTTGATGGTGATGTTGTTGGTTATCTGCGGTCCGTTGCCGTTACCGCCTGTTGCCGCTGCGATGTCCTTCATCAGGGCTTTCCTGCCGTAGAGCACCTCGTCACCTGCCTCACCTGCTCCGAAGAGTGTCGGACCGGAGAACATATACGGCTCGCCCATTGCCTTCTTGTACCAAGATACAGAGAAGTGCGGGAGTGAGCCTTTACCACCGATACCGAATGGTGCCTGGCCTCCCGATACACTGAAGTGCGGGAGCCTTATACCGCTGAATATGTTACCGATGTGGAGCGGGAAGAATCCCTTTATCCTGTCGAGTATGCCTTTGACTTTGTCTCTTGCACTCTCGATCGGTGCCAGGAATCTCTCTTTGATGCCTTCAGCTGCTGCCTTGACCTTGCCCCATAAAGCGGAGCCAAGACCGCGTACTATTGCAGCACCTATCTTGCCGATAGCAGATACCACCTTCGGCATATTCCTAAGGAGCGATACCGCGAGCTGACCGATGAGTTTTGCGCCCGCCGCCATCAGCTTCGGAAGTGTTGTCTGTGCCCAAGCCTGTACCTTCTCAGCGGTAAGGCTGTTTGCTACGCTCGATATTGATGATGTAAGGCTCGATATAAGCGATGTGACATTCGATACAAGTATCGGCAGACCCTGCTGCAGGAACGTATATATCGCGCCCGGGAGCTGTGCTATCAACGTGCCGAGCATCGGCAGGAAGTTGCCGAAGAAGAACGTGCTCGCTGATGTCACAAGCTGACTCATTGCCTCGCTGACTCCCTCACCTAACGTGAGACTGCCCAGGAAGTTCTGAGCCGCCGCCTTCATCGCATTGAACGAACCGCTGAAGGTCTGTGATGCTTCTTCTGCCGCCACTCCGGTAAGACCGAGATCCTCCTGGATAACGTGGATAGCGTCATAGACATCACCTAAATTGCTTATGTCATAATGGACACCCGACAGTGCTTCTGCATCTGCGAGGAGTCGCTCCATCTCTGTTTTTGTGCCTCCATAACCTAACTTGAGGTTATCGAGCATGGTGTAGTTCTGCTTTGCAAAGCCCTGGTACGCCATCTGTATCGATGACAGGTCTGTGCCCATCTTTGCGGAGTTATCTGCCATGTCCATGATGGCTGTGTTTGCCGCGTCTATAGCCTTTGTGGCATCTCCGCCGTAAGCGCTCTTCAGTGCGGCACCGAACGATACCGCCTGTTCCGAGAAGTCATTCATCGAGATGCCCGCCTCTTGTGCGGCTCTCGCATATTCTCTTGCCTTGTCAGCCGCATCGCCGTAGAGCGTGTCGAGGCCACCGAGATATGACTGCTGAAGTGCAGCGCCCTCGTTAAGCGCCGCCATCACAGTCTTGCCGATGGCTCCTGCTATGATAGCCTTCTTTGCAAAGGATACGATGTTGGCACCGAGTGACTTACCCGATGTCGCTCCCGCTGTCTTTGCCTCGCCACCAAGCAGGTTGGTTATCGAGCCCTTGATACCTTGTGCGGATGGAACAATTTGCACATATGCCGTGCCGAGTGTTGTTCCTGCCATGTTATTCTCCTCTGATTCGTTTTAACGCGGCCTCAAACTCCTCTACGGAATTGAAGCCGATTCGCTGTTCCTTCTTGTCCTCTCCGTTAAGCGCATCCGTGAACAGGAACGGCTTTGTGCTGTCCTTGCTCATACCTGCTCGAAGCAGTGTAAGGTTGTCAGCTATTACGGAGAGTATGATGGTCTCAAGGTCAGCCGGAGATCCTGCCGCCTTGAGTTTTATTCGTGAGTCATCCCTCAGACCAGCAGATAAGGTCGCGACCAGTCGAACCGGAAGCGACCTATAATCCATAATGTGATACGTCTCCGCAAGGTCGCAGATAAGTGCGTCCTCATCGAATCGGATCATGCTGGCGAGGGTTATCAGTTTTTTGATTCGTTAGTGGACTCCATGATCTCCCTGAGCGCGTCAACCATTGCCGTGCTGTGGACCCGTCCCGAATCGTCTCTGAGATGTTCCTTGAGCATTTTGACGCCTTCGTTGCCGAGCAACATCTTTGCCGCTTTGACTATTAGGCCTGTCTCGCCTTCGTCAATGCCAGTTAGCACCTCGAGAAACTCCCAATCATCGATCACTTCATCGAGGATGTCCACCTCAAAACCGTCACTTAATTTTGCCTTCATGGGTTCACCTCCTCCCATGCCGCATTATGCGGACTGCTTAATATACTCGTAGTGAGTATTGCCACTTGCATCCGGAAGTGCCGTGATGGTGACCTGATAGCCAACAGCATCCGAGTCGGTGTAGCTGATGTCACCAAGCTCGCTGATCTTGCCGTTAGGGATAACGACTCTCTTGACCGTGTTGCTGTTCATGACCATGTCGACTGCCCATACGCCTGCTTCCGGCTCTTTGGAGTTAGCCGTGATAGCGATGCCGTTTGTGCCAGTAAGAGTTCCGGTGACGTTTGCGCTTCCGTACACAGCCTTGAGTACCTCAACGTTGAGGACCTCGATCAGTGTGCACTGGAATGTGTCTTCCTTCTCTTCCTGAATGGTCAGCACTGTGTCACCGCCCCATGCCTTGATGTTTGTCGAGGATGGGGAGTTGGAGTTAGTGAGACCATCTTCGCTGCAGTATCCGAGACACTTGAAGTCTGCCGCAAGTGCTGTTGTAGCATCGGTCGGCAGTGTTGTCCCGGCAGCAGCTCTGTACACAGCACCGTTAAGCGCCGGCTTTCCTGCGCTGACATTTCCTGCTGTATTTGCCATTTATTGCCTCCTAATAGTGAGTAATCTGATACACAGCCTGCCAGCGGTACTGCTTTGTGGCTGTGTTTGTGTAGTTGTAATCTGTTTCAAGTTCGACACGTGTTACGATGCCGAGTTCAGCGAAGCCGACCATCGCATCTTTGACCTCTTCATTCAGGAGCATCGCGTTATACAGTGAAGTCCCGTATGACTGGATCGCGAATGTGGTCGTTATTATGTGGTTGGTGCGACTGCTTCCCGTCTGATCAATCAGCACATAGTCTGTTGTCTGTTCGGGAGCTTCCATCACGACAGGAACATCGAGTGCGTTGTCGAGATAGTCAAGAAGTGTTTTCGCTATCATTAGCCACCTCCTAATGCTTTGAGCAAGGTGTTGTTCTCATAGCCATCCTTGATAGCCCAGAAGTTTTCTGCGGATACGTTGCAGACTGCTATGAAGTTGATGGGATATGTACGGACAGAGTATTCGCCTTTAGGACACATTGACTTTGCCCTCGATGCGATCTCATTGCCCTTCGCATCCAGTATTGACTGCATCTCGCCACTCTTCATGATCTCGTTGAGTCCTGCGAGGTTCAGTTTAAAATCAACCTTGCTCATATCTCTCGACCTGCACTTTCTTGTTCCAACTGAGCGGAATCAGCCACTCGATGCCCTCTTCAGGCATTTCGATGATTCTCCAGTCCTGCCCGAAGAAACTGACCTTCTTGCCCGAGATCCATTCGTGCGTATCGCCTTTAGGGATAGCCATAACGTATTCGCCTTTGCGTCCGTTAAGGTTTGTCGGCTCAAGGACCTCAAGCACAGAAGACGGAGCAACGAGCACGTTATCGACCTGCACTGCCGTTTCCGTATAGATCGGCTTATTCAGTGCGTCTTTGCCCGTTTCCGTTCTGTCATGCAGTGTGACCGTTATGCCTCTCATAACAGGACCTCCGTCCGGACAAGTTCTTCTGTCGGGCTATAGGAGCCGATGCTGTTGCCGTATCCGAGCAGCTTCTTCTCGAGCTTGCCGAGATAAAGTTCTCCGGCAGACCCGGATGCTCCTATGGTCCAGCTCTGCGTATATCCGAGTGCCGACATACTGCCCTGAGTTGCTCCCATAGGAATACCTGCATCGGTACCGTCCCCGATGGCCCTTATAACCATGCGAACTGACACAAGGTTCTTTGCACCTGTGTCAGCTTCAGAGTTATAAGCATCGATAATGACTGCGGCATCATCCAACAGATTCGAGCAGACGCTCTGCTCCGCTGCTGACATCTGCCTCGTCATGCGAGACTGAACATCACTTACTGTTGCATATGCCATACCGCCACCTCACTTTGTTTTCTTCGCTGTTTTAGTTTTGCCCTTCGGCTTTTCGGTTTTAGGAATGTCGGCGAGCTTGTGGCCCGCCGCCTTATATTCCTCCACACGGTCGTCCGCTACCCACATATCTGTGCCAGTTAGCTTGTTGATAAATCTGACCATGTTCGCCCTCCTCACTCATACTGATAGTACCGTGTCAGGTGTCCGCATTTGATTCGCGGGTCCACCCATATCTCAATGCCGAACGCTTCGCAGTTCTGACAGAAGTAATAATCTTCTCCGATGACCGACCAGTCCTCGTTTGTCAGATACTGGAAGTATGGATAATCGAGGGTGGTGAATACGCTTGTCTTGACCAATACGCAGCCGAACCCTCCGCCTTTGACCCGCGTCCGTTCTGTCGGAAGGTCATCGTAGTGGTATTTAACCTTGTACGATTCCGAGCCGAGCTTGACCAGTGTGGTCTTGCCGTCCTTCGTGTTCTTCATCGGGTATACGCCCATGCAGACATCCACAGGAGGGTCGAGCATCAGGTCAATCGTGTCAGGCGGGATCAATGTGTCGCTGTCCACCATGAGGACATAGTCATAATCGCCCGCTTGAGCTATCTTCCCGATGTTGTTCCTCGCTATGGCGCAGTCGTACCCTCTGATGTAGTCGAAGTGCAGTTCGTGTTCTGATTTAAGGTTGTATATCGCCTTGAAGACCTCCGGCTGGATGTTTTCAAAGGTTGGCACGGCTATCAGTATCTTCATAAATCACCTCTTATGCTGAGTGAGTCCTGACGATTCTGTTGAACGCGTAAGTGTCAGCTACGAAACCGATCTCGATCTCTGCCTTGACTGCGAACATATTATGCTCCCAGAGGTTGACAGGGTTGCTTGCGATGGTCAGTGTAGCCTGATTGCTGATGTCGATCTTTACGCCTTCAACTGTTCCGTAGAGCGCCTTTGTCCAGTCACCTGCCACACCGAGGAGGTCAGGAACAGCAGCCTGTCCGGTTGTCGATGCGCTTCCGGCAGCATACAGACCCTTTGAGTAAAGGACTGGCTGACCGAGCAGACGAGGAACCGCGCCCTCAGATACGTTGTTAATAAAAATCGGACGTCCGTCCTTGTCGAGCGCGGACAGCATCTCACCTCTTGCCTGCGGCGAGAACGCGAAGCCGTTCATGTCATAGCCAGCCGAAGCGATGTCAGAGTCGGCCGCTACAAGTGCGCTGTAGAATCCACCGTTGCCGCTTGCGTCAACATCGATGCTCTGTGCTGTGCAGCTTGTCAGTACATCGAAGCCAGATCCAGGAGCTGTGCCACTGAATACTGTGGTGTCGAATTTCTTTGCAAGTGCGCCCGGAAGTCTTTCAACGAGCGCGTCATAGAGAGCCGAAGCGTCTCTTGCAAATTCGTCTGAGAATGGAACGATGACAGCCAGCTTGTACGGAGTCATCGTCTTTGTGCTGAGACTTGGATTTGAAACAGGCTTAGCATTTGTTTCTGCTACCCATCCTGCCTCAGGATCTCCTGCAATTACAGGAATAGAGATGCCCCTTCCTGGCAGAGTGATCTGACGTGCAAGCTGCATGATAGCAGAAGTGTCTTTTGTCTTCTGAATAATCTCAGCCGAAACCTCTGGCGGCAGAGTTATGTTAGTTCTGTTTGTTGCAATTCCAGATGCCATAATTAGTATTCCTTTCTATTCACTTAAATTAAACCAGTCTGCGAATTGATCGCGTGTTGCCTTTTTTACGGTTCCAATAGGCTCACCGCCATCCGGGACGCTCGGGTATGTGCTCGGCTTCGCAAACTCAAGAATCGACTTTGCCTGTGCCTCACAGTCTTCCTTTGTCTCGGCTGTCAGCAGATGGGCTGGCACACCGACTTCTCTTGCTACCTCTTCACGTGTGAGTCGAAGCGTTTCGGCTGCCTTCATCGAATCAAGTTCGGTCTGTAAGCCGTTTGCTCTGTCTATCGCCTCCTGCAGTGCCGTTTCATTGTTCTGCACTCCGGCGAGTCTTTCCTGTGCATCCTTGAGGGATGTCTGCAGTTCCTCGATGCCCTTCTTTGCGTTGTTGATGTCGTTACCATTGATGTTCATCAGCGCATTGATCTGGTCATCGGTTGCCTCCGGGAAGAGGCTTGTGATGTCTGTGCGTTTCATATTGGTTCCTTTCTCCGATACGCTTTTTACGAGGTCGCATCTCGTTCGGTCGCATTGCTTTACGTCCTGCCGGACTAATTTGTATATGAAAAAAGGAGCCTTTCGACTCCTCTAATCAACGTTTATCTCTTCAGCTGCGGAACTGTTTCGCTCCATTCTTTTTGCGTATGCGTCCCGCTTTTGAGCATTGATAGTTTCCTTGTTCTTAGCGTAAAAGTCGCGCCTCATGGCATTTATTCGCTCCTCAGGGCTATTGCCATCAGCGTCCCGATACATATCGAGATAGTCATCCGGGTGATACCCTTCGACATCGAGACTGTCGCTGAATCGCACCGCATAAGTGCAGTCGCAATTAGCGTGAACGTGCTCTGCGTGTCCGTTGCGGAGCGCGTTCTTTGATG